AGCCCAAGATAATTCCCGAAACCGAGGCTATGAACCATGGCTGTCACTGCGCAAAGAAGTTCCGCTGGAAGTTCTTTTGTTGGCTTTTTTGGGCGTTGTATTAGCGCAGGTGCGCGTGCTGATACCTTTTCACCTGCTGCTGCACGTTCGATCAACTCAGCGCGTTCTGGTGCATCCAGCTTGGCTAGGGCATCAAGCTCCACGCCGCTATCCAGGCTGGTGTTGACAACTTTGGCAAGGGCTTCGTCACCCAGGGCATCGGCTCGGGCAATGTGGCGATTGATAGCCTGCTTGGTCATTCCGGTGGCTTCGGCGGTTGATGCTGCAAAGCCCTTAGTTTGCAAAGGTGGTGATGCGTAGCCAATTACAGGTGGAACAACTGATTCCACCTGAATTTCAGGATGCAGCGCCTCCCAAATCTGCTTGCGACGTTTCGAGAAGGCTGTACGCTGTGCTGCCGTCAATTCAGCCCGGCACAGGTTCTCGTCAATCTCGATCAGCTCAGATTGAAGGTGGCTTGAATCTTCAATGACAATCGCATCAATTTCAGTCCAGCCCAGCGCACGGCACGCGGCCACACGATGATGCCCAGCCACAATCTTCCATCCCTTTTCGGCAATGTTATTTACTACAACAGATTCACGAACGGTGATTGGCTGGATAAGCCCAACTTCTTTGATGCTGGATGCCAGCTTATCAACCTCAAGCGTGATCAGTGGTCGCGGCTGGCTGCTGGCGACAATGTGGCTCAATGGAATTCGTTGTAATTTCATTTTGCATTTTTCCCATTAAGCGGCGTGCCCCAAAGCGTCAATGTTGCACCTGTGACGCATCTGATGATTGACAGGTTTCTGCCCTCGCACCAGGCATTCCAGGCAAGCGCTGGCTGTTGAACTTTTTGCCGAATGTTTCCAGAATTCTTGTAGCGGATAAGCAGGTCTGAAATTAATGTGGCACGCGGGTCGTTTTTCCGAAGACCATCGTTTTCAGCTATGCCTGTCCAGAACTCTTTTGCTTTTGCTGGCTGGTGGCGTAGTGTGTAAAGCGCCACAGCCACAATGCCTGTTCCACGCATACAGTCAATGAAGCCTTTTTTTGACTTCTTGATGATTTGCTCATAGATTGCAGCCTCGTCTGCCCACTCTTTAATGACTGCAAGTCGGTTGTTTTGGAAGAACAACTCAGGATATTTTTTTGTATTGGCAGAGCCTGACATCGGCTCAAGGTTGTTCAGTAATAGAGTTGCCGCATCAAACACAACATTGGTCATCTTGCGGGACAAGCCAACTTCATCAGCAACTCCCATCGCATCAATGATTTGCCTGTTTGTCCGCACAGAGCTTTTCTGGTCATACCCGGCAAAAATCTTCTTTGCCTCTTGCAAACTTTCGACTGGTATGATGCGCATGGTGACATCAATTGGTACTTGCTGTTTGGAAATTGCAGTGAGTCTGTTTTGCCCATCTACAAGCCAAATCTGACCGCTCGGTAGTTCCACAAAGTCAATTGGGAAAGAACCAATCCAATCGCCAGTGATGATCTTTCGCTCATGCCCATAAACACGAGCAGAATCAATAACCCTTTGATTTGGGAAATTGTTTAATTCAACCAATATCCTTAAAGCTGTACCAGGAGACAGATGGACAAGGCCAGATTTTGATTTGGCTACAACGGATTTAAGGATGTACTCCATCGATCCAGGTTGCCCATAGTTGATTTGTTGCTGCTTTTGCATTAGAATTTCCTTGCTTTCATTGAAACTGCCCTGCGTCAACAGGGCTTTTTTTTGGCCGAAAAAAGCGCGGCCAAACCGCTATTCATACCCCGCCCCTCAAAATCTGTTTTGTTTTGTCGCGATCCGCCTGAGTGATCATCGGCGGGCAGAAGTAGTGGTTGGTCTTGGGTGCGTGGTTTTTTAAAAGCGCCCTGATTCGAGCCACGTTTGCGGTATTGCCCTTGGCCATTTGCTCAGACACAGAGGCGTGTTTGCTATTCATTCCCGTCCTCACGGAGTAGGTAAGGATTGCCCTTGAGAGTACGGGCGAGCATCATTTGCTTATGTGCCACTTTTCTTACCTCCGCATCCAACACCTTAATGACGTAAGTGTTGCGATCCATGCCCTCGCTCATAGCGATAGCGTCCAGCGCCTGAGCCAATTCGCTTGGGCACAGGCCGCGCAATTCTGTTTTGTCGCTCATGATGTGGCCTTTTCTATTTCAGAAAGATGCGGTGCAAAAAGCTTCACCGTTTCAATGCCAGGGTTAAGGGTCTCACCGGCTCTGATCTTCCAGAGCGTTGTGAAGGGGACTGTTGACAGGCGTGAAAGCTCTTGCATATCAGCGTGCCCAAGCGCTTCAAGCTTTGTCTTGAAGTCCAATGCGAGTGGGATTGATGTTTTCATGCCCCATATCATACCGCATACGGTAGGCATGTAAACCCCATTCGGTAGCTGTAATGAACTATCTTTTAGGGATGGCTAAAAATAACTGGAAAAAAGTACTCTGGGTAAACATCCAAAGTCGAATGAACACGCTTTACGGCAAAGAAAATTTGACGAGGCTAATCAAAGAAGCCCACGTCGGCCCCGGTACGGTTACGCGCATAAAAGAACAAGAGACAAGCGTTGGAGTTGATGTGATTGAGAAGGTGGCTACAGCGCTTAAAGTTGAGCCATGGCAACTTATGCACCCTACGCTTGGAGAAACTTTTGAATCAAATCAGCCTTTAGCCCTTATAGATAAAGCGCAAGCAGCTACAAATAACATAGCAATTGATGTGGCGCTAAAGGTGTTGTCAGCGGCGCTTGAGCAGGCAAACCCAGCTTTGCGTGACGCACTGGCGGGTATGTTGTCATCGCTTGCAAAGACCCCCGCACAGCCTGAACTTTTGGAGGCTTTGACAAAAATGTTGTCGCATGCAGCATTTGTCCAAGATCAGAAAAAAGTCGCATAGTGGCGCGCCACCGACCTTACTTGATATGGGTAAACCCGCAAATCCCCTATTTGGGGGATTTTTACAAGTAAATTAAGCCAAACCAGCCACCCAGAGCCCGCACTAAGCGGGTTTTTTTACGCCTGTTTACAGCTGATTCAAACTTTTTTGTTATTTTTTGAAAATAAATCTACCGAATGCGGTTTTTAGTCTACCGAATGCGGTATGATTCGTCCATCGCACAAGATCACTGAAGCGACAGGCAGCAAAAAAGCCGCACCGGGGCGAACCAACCGGGCTAACAAATAGGTTACCGCTTAGATGCAACTCAGGCCACGGGTTGCGGAGCGAGGTGGAACAACCCGCAGCGTCTAAATGACCCTCGGTGAGGCATCGACTGGCCAAGAAAAAAAATCAGTCGTGAAACACAAATCTCGTGATAGGTGATTTGTGTTTATCTATTACTAACCAGCCTGCATCACGCAGGCTTTTTTACACACCAAAGAAAGGCATGCCATGAATCAAAACGTAGAACCCGTTGATATGGTCGCTCTTGCAAAGCGACTCTGCAGCAGCTGTGTCCCAGGACGCGACTTTTCAGAGATGCCAAAAAAGATCACAAAGGCAGTGATCAACAGCGACGACACCCTGGGCTTGTACCAATACCAATTTACAGGCCATGAAGGCTTGAAGCTTGACTGTTACCTCGAATACGAGGCAGAGCACGATGGCGGCACTGGCCCGGGTAGTGAAGAGAGCTGGCCTGAATCAATCACGCTGTTTTATGCCTTGCATAAGGGTGAAGACATCAGCGAAGTGCTGTCGGATGATGTTCGGTCAACGATTGAAACCGAGGCGCTGGCGGATATGAATAAGCAAGCCAAAGAAGACAGCGACGACGCTCGGATTTATGTCTACATCGACCGCGTGGAGGCAGCATGAACGGATGGCCTACCACCAGGTGCTACCCACGCACATTGAGCGAAGCATTCCCAAGTGGCACTGAGTATGCAAACGCCATTGAGCACACACGCCGCTATGACGCAAGCGGCCGGCTGATTATTGCAATTGCAATAGTCGTTCTTTCTTTTGCGTGGGTGATCTCGTGAAAAAAAGATGGCGCAAATTACACCCGCAATCCCAAGGAAACCTAATGAATGAAATAAGCGTTGAAAGTATTGTTGTTGAAAACAGATTCAGAAAAGACATGGGGGACATTTCAAAACTAAAACATAGTATTGAATCCCTTGGGTTGCTTCAGCCAATTGGCATTGACTGCAACAGAAAACTTGTTTTTGGCGGCAGGCGATTAGAGGCTGTAAAGCAACTTGGATGGAAAGTCATTTCTGCCAAGGTTATTGATTGTGACGCACTCATTGCAGAGCATGACGAAAACGAGATGCACAAAGCATTCCTTGTATCTGAGCAAGTCGCCATTGCGGAGGCTATTGCGAAGAAACTGGGGTCGCGTCACGGGCAACGAACTGACTTGTCAACTTATGGAAATATTTCCATAAGTGAAACAGGTGCCACCCGCGACCTAGCCGCCTCCAAAGCAGGGCTAGGTTCTGGCAAGACGCTAGAGGCAGCACAGGTGGTTATTGCAAAAGGTGCGCCGGAGCTTATCGATGCGATGGATGCAAATTATGTTTCTATTCATGCCGCAAAACACATTGCAGAACTTCCAAAAGACGAACAGGCAGCCATCAACTATGCCGACAAAAAGGAGGTAAAAAATGCCAGCAACAAAGTTTATATGCGGAAAAAAATTCGCACAAACAATAAGGTAGAAAGTGAAGAGCCAGTTAAATCAAAGCCAGATATGAAGCGGCTGTACGAAGAAGGTTCTTCATTATCTGCATGGGTTCTTGCACACAAAGCGACAACGGCAATTTCACAAATAGGGCGACTCGACCCAAATGCTATCGCTGCAATCGAAAGCATTCAGGACGCACTAAACAAGCAACTTAACGAAATCACTAAAGGTTAATGATATGGAAAAGATTTTACTTCAACACACAAGCGACCTATCTATCTTTGATATGGATGACACAAATCGCGTCGTTTCTGGGCCTCATGGATTTACCCCTCGTAAAGACTTGGTTTTGTCAATGAAGCGAGATGGGTTCAGGCCATCGCAACCAATTAGCTGCTCACGCGAATTGGGCGGGAGATTAAAAATATTTGATGGGCACAACAGATTTGTTGTTGCTCGCTATCTTGGAATTCCCGTGTACTACATGGCCTATCCAAAAGCGCACGCCATAAGCCCACTTGATTATTCGAAAGGGCAAAAAGTATGGTCGCTAAAAAACAAAATGGAAGCGATAGCAAATACAAATCAAGAGTACGCAGAGGTATTGGCTTTTTCAGAAAGAACGGGAATACCTGCACGGTGCTGTTTTTCGATGTTTGCCGGGCAACTTGCTGGATCAAATAACTTTAGAGGCAATTCTGAATCTGAATTCAAAATCAAAGATCGTATATCTGCCTCAAAGGTTGCTCGGATTTTTGCTGAAGTAAAAAAACATTGCCCAAAAGCAGCATCTATAAATTTTGTAATTGCAGTTGGTAAAGCTATATATGCAGAAGGCTTTAATGTTGATCGAATGGTGGAACGTATTTCAAAAAACACAGAACTTGTAAAGCCGTGTCGATCTGCTGAAGATTACATTGATCTTCTTGAGTTTATTTACAACAGAAACCTAAAAGTAGACAAGCTCTATTTAAAAATGGAAATCGAAAAGGCAATGAATCTGCGTTCATTTGTTGGAAAAGTTAAATGCGCAAACTGAAAGATTTTGTAAGCCTTTACCGGCTTTACCGCAAGCACCACGGGAGCGGATATGCGCTGCAAAGGGCTTGGTATATCTGTTTTAAATTTTAATCAAGGAGAACATCATGAGCAACGCACTGGCAACCCTGACTAGCAACCTGGCCAAACAATTCAACATGGGCGATGGCTCCGACCTCGCCAACACCCTCAAGGCAACCTGCTTCAAGGGCGGCATACAGGTGACAGACGCGCAAATGACGGCCCTGCTTGTTGTTGCGCAACAGTACACGCTGAACCCTTTTACCAAGGAAATTTATGCCTTCCCCGACAAAGGTGGCATCGTGCCGGTGGTTGGGGTAGATGGCTGGGCGCGCATCATCAATTCGCACCCGCAGTTTGACGGGATGGACTTCGAGCAGGACGCTGATAGCTGCACCTGCACCATTTACCGCAAAGACCGTAGCCACCCGACCAAAGTGACCGAATGGATGGCCGAATGCAAGCGCCTCAATGTCGGGCCGTGGCAGTCGCACCCTTACCGAATGTTGCGCCACAAGGCCATGATTCAGGCCGCACGCCTGGCATTCGGCTTTGTCGGCATCTATGAGCAGGACGAGGCCGAGCGGATTCTTGAATCAACCTCGATGCACCCAAAGCACATCGACCCGGCAACCGGCGAAATCAAACCCAAAGAGTTGCCGCCCTACTCTGATGCCGACTTCGAAAAAAACCTGCCCGCTTGGCAGCGTTTGATTGAGTCCGGACGCAAGACGGCAGGGGAAATTATTTTCACCGTGGACAGCAAAGCTGTGATGAGTGAAGAGCAGAAGGCCATGGTCATGGCCACAACCAACACTATCGGAATGGAGGAAACAGCATGAGGACGCATTCACTTTTGCAAGGAAGTCCCGAGTGGCTGGCCTATCGCTCTACACACTTCAACGCCAGCGATACGCCCGCCATGCTGGGTGTGAGCCCTTACAAAACCCGCACCGAACTGCTGCATGAACTGCATACCGGCCTGAGCGCTGAAATTGACGCAGCCACGCAACGCCGGTTTGACTTGGGCCACGCTGCCGAGGCCGCAGCCCGACCGCTGGCAGAGTCTGAGATTGGCGAAGACCTGTATCCGGTTGTGGGATCGCTTGAGATTGACGGCCTTCCTCTGTCTGCTAGCTTTGACGGCTTGACCATGGCAGAAGACATCGTCTGGGAGCACAAGCTGATGAATGTCAATCTGGCCGAAAGCCTGGCTGACGGAATCATCCCTGACATCTACCACCCCCAGCTTGAGCAGCAACTGATGGTGAGCGGCGCAAAAAAGGCCCTATTCATGGCTACCAGCGCTGACAAAACGGCCATGGAGTGCGTTTGGTACACCAGTCGGCCAGAGTTGCGCGCCGCCATTTTGCAAGGCTGGACCCAGTTCGCTATTGATCTGGAAAACTACGTACCGCAAGCCGCTGAAGTCAAAGCCGTGGCCGCCCCGCAGTTCGGCCTTCCAGCAGTCAGCATTCAGGTAAACGGGTCAATCGCCCTAATTGATAACCTTCAAGCATTTGGCACGGCTCTGACGGCCTACGTTGAGAAAATCAACCTAAAGCCCGAAACAGATCAGGACTTCGCTGATTTGGAAACCACGGTTAAAACCCTGAAAAATGCCGAGGATGCGCTTGATGCCGCCGAGTCCGGCGCACTGGCGCAGACTGAAAGTATTGACGCCATGCGGCGCACTGTGGCCATGTACCGCGACACGGCACGCACAAGTCGCTTGATGGTTGACAAACTGGTCAAGATTGAGAAAGAGCAGAGGAAAATGGTCATCGTGCGCGATGCGGTGAATGCGCTAGACGAACACACAAAGGCGCTTAATGCCCGCATTGGCGACACCATCATGCCGCAAATCACGGGTGATTTTGCAGGCGCGGTGAAGGGCTTGAAAAGCATTGACTCGATGCGCGACAAGGTAAATACGGAACTGGCGCGCTGCAAGATCGAGGCGAACGCCATTGCCGACAAGATCACGGCAAACCTGAAGGCCATCAATGATCAGCCTGCCTTTGAGTTTCTGTTTTTTGACAAGCGCAGCCTGGCATTGAAAGAGCCTGAGTTTGTCGAAATGGCTGTGAAAAACCGTATTTCAGACCACCAAGCGAAGGAGGTCGCACGAATCGCAGCAGAAACTGCCCGCATTGCCGAGCAGGAGCGACTCAAAGCGCAGGCCACCGAGCGCGCCCGCGCTGATGCAGAGATTGCCGCAGCGACAGCCAAAGCTCAATCTGAAGCTAAAGCCCAGGCCGACGCAGATGCAAAACGGGCCATCGACGAAGTCATAGCCAAGGCACGGGAGCTGGACTACATGGCAAAAATTGACACATCAAGAATGATGCATAACGCCAGCGGACAACCTGACAAAGTGCCAGTTTTAATTGACGTAGCGCCAGTTTTCATTGACAAGGCGGAAAGTAAAGACAGCCCTTTGAGCCCACCCACCCTGCGCCTGGGCCAAATATGCGAGCGGCTGGGCTTCAACTTGACCGCCGATTTCATGCGTCAGTTGGGCTTTGAGCCAGCCGCCACAGAAAAAGCGGCCAAGCTGTACCACGAGAACGACTTCCCCCGCATGTGCGCTGCTCTGGTGCGTCATATTCAAAGCGTGTTGCAAGGGGGTGCATTGTGAGCCGCAAAACCTCAAAATTCATGCGCAAGCGCACCGCCCAAGGCAGCATCATCGGCGGCATCTTGTTTTGCAAGCGCAACGCATGGCTGGAGCGTATCAAGTTCAGCCAGGCGTACAACAACGAGAGCATATGCGGCGAAACCCCAAGCGGACAAATTGCTGACGCAGCCGTGGCCAATGCGCAACTGGCCTTGCAAAAGCTGGTGAACCGGGCCGTGGAGAAATCCAACACCGAGCCGCACGACTTGCTGGCCCACTGCATTGGTATCACGCAAATCCGCGTGCTTGATATGGGCGGGGTGAATGCCAATGACGCTATGGAGCGACTCAACCTTGCTGCATCCTCACTACTCAGGACGCGCCAACGCTGGGAGCGCACCGGGCAATGGGGTCTTGATGGCCCGGCCATCACCGATCTGCGTGATGCGCTTGATATTTACGAAGCCATTTTGCGCGGCAGCAGCCCGCAGCTGATGGAAAACGCCCAGATGGTTAGGCTTGACCATGTGAAACGGGCGCAGGGGGTGGCGGCATGAAAACCAAAAAACAAAACACCGCCACAGCTTGCATCGTCTGTATCAGGCTACCTCAGACATTGCGACAGGCATGCGTAAGGTATACGCAGAAAACGACATGCCCAGCCGCATGGGTTTGGAATAGGAGTCGGTCATGAGCAATATTGAAATGCTGGAAATATACAAAGCCGAGGCCATGGAGCAGTTGGGGGAAAACGACCGTGTTATCCAGGCTCAAAGAGAGCGTATTGCAGATTTGGAGTACCACCTAAGGCGCTGCCAAGATGCTGCCTATCAAATGTATTACGCCACTGCAAATGTGTTGCCAACCGAATACGTGCCAGATGTCGTGCCAACCAAAGCAAAAAAGAGGGCTAAAGCATGAGCGCATACAAAAAAGCCGCAAAGATGGCGCATGAGGATATGGATCACCTGATCTGGCATGCCAGCACTTGCAACGGGCATCCTGCGATGCGGTGGGGTAAAAAAATCGTATTGGTGCGCCGCATCATTTGGCAAGAGCTGCACGGAGCCATTGCGCCAGGAAAGATTGTGCGGGTGACGTGTGGCGACGTGCGCTGCATAAACCCAAAGCACATGATGCTTACTGACTACAGCCAACTAGCAAAGTCTCTAGGCTCGGTAGTGATGGCTGGACCAGTACGCAGCGCTGCTATCGCCAAAACCAAACAGGCCAAGTCAGTCATGCTCAACCATGCCATGGTAAAGCTTATCCGCACCAGCGATTTAACAGGCGTGGCGCTGGAAAAAAAGTACGGCATCAGCCAAAACCTGATAAGCAAGGTACGCACCTACAAGTGCTGGAAAGAGTGGGGCAACAACCCATTTTATGGGCTTGGAGGCTGATATGAATGAAAGCTATTGGAGTCTGATCGGCGCGGTTGTAGCAACGCTTGCACTGTCGTGGATTGGGGTATTAATTGCGGAGGCACTTGTATGACAAAAATCAATAAGCTGCACCAGTGGCTATTGGCACATGGGGATTGGGTCTATTTGGCAGAAGTCCCTTGCCATGAATTTGGCATGAGCTTGGCTAGTTGCAGCTCTGCCCTCATCGCTTTAGTCAACACAAGACGGGCAGATTACAGAATTGTTCGGCTAAAGCAATACCGTGGCAAACCAGGGCCACACCATAGCGCAAGTCAAAAAATAACGGAGCAAAGCAATGCAAACAACCCTGAACAAAATACGCGCCCACAGTCCCTGTAAAGAGGGATGGGAAAAGCTACTTAAGAACCTCGGAAAAACCAAGGCTGATGACGAGCCGCTGTCGCTGCTAACGATTCTTGACAGCAACGGGCTGGACGATGCGCTCTGGTGTTTTAGAGCTATCGAGGGGCGGGACAAAGAAATCAGGCTATACGCAGTCTGGTGCGCACGACAAGTCCAGCACTTGATGAAAGACCCGCGTAGCCTGGCGGCGTTGGACGTAGCAGAAAGGTTCGCCAACGGTGAAGCTACAGAAGAGGAACTGGCCGAAGCAGAGGATGCGGAGTTTGGTGCTGCGTCTGGTGCGACGTTTGGTGCTGCGTCTGGCGCGGCGAGAAATGCGGCGAGGGGTGCGGCGAGAAATGCGGCGAGGGGTGCGGCGTGGGGTGCGGCGTTTGGTGCGGCGAGGGGTGCGGCGAGGGGTGCGGCATGGGGTGCGGCGTGGGGTGCGGCGTTTGGTGCGGCGAGTGATGCGGCGTGGGATGCGGCGTGGGATGCGGCGTGGGATGCGGCGTGGGGTGCGGCTAGGGATGCACAAGCCGCACGGTTACGTGAAGTGTGTGATGAAGTACAAGGGGCAAAGCAATGAGCATTAAAACTGTCACAGACAGAGAACGCGAACTTGAAGCTGCACTTGCCGAAGAGCAGCGTATCAACGGCATGGGGGCCGAACGTGAATACGTGTTGCAAGGGCAAGTCACTCAACTTACCCGCCGAGTAGAACTTTGCGTACAAGCCCTGGTGGCTAGAGAAAAAGAGCTTGATGAATTGCAATATAAGCTTGCAGTAGATGCACGCACAAGCGAGATATTGATTGAAGGCGCAAATGCCTCGGCCACGAGGGCGTGGGCAGAGCGGGGCGCGATCAAGGCGCAACTTGGAGACCTGACTGAATCACAAGCGGCTATGTTGCAAGAGATCAAGACGCTTAAAGAAGCGATAAGCCTGGCGTATGGGCATTTATGGCACATCAACACGGAGATGCTTGCGCCGGTGGCGCTGTATCCACCAGACCAAGCTGCAAGCGCTGCGCGCAAATCTCTTTCTTCTGTCATGACACACAACGAAAAAGGAAATGCAATCGATGCGTTTCGTCTGGCAATGGAAGGAGAAAAATCTTGAAAATATGCCGCGTCTGCAACCTGCCAAAAACCAATTATTTGGTTGTCAAAAATTATGAAATGAAGATGTGTCACGACTGCTACAAAGCGCAGCGCAGAGCATCACATGCAAAAGTAAAAGATGCCAGAAACGCCGTGGCTTTGCAGCGATACCACGCCAACCACAATGGCACAAAAGACAAACACCATGCCAGAACGGCTCAACGGTATCGAGAGCAAGGCGCGCAAGTAAGGGTGTGGTTTGAGTCTTTGCCGATTGAAGAAAGGCGAAGGATTGCGCGTGAAAAGCAGGCACGCTACAGAGCCAATCTAACTGACTCTTACGTCAGGCGGCACGTCACAACCAAAGTCCAAGTGCCGCAGTCGCTGATTGAATCAAAACGTTTACAAATCCAAATCCAAAGGTACTGCCATGAAAAATTGTAATGAGCTAAGAGATGAACTTGCGGTGATTTTTGCCCAGCTTAAAGCCGGCGCAATTAAGCCAACAGAGGCGGCTGAATTTGCCAACCTTGCTGGAAAAATGATTAACTCAGCAAAGGTGCAAGTCGAGTATTACGCCCTGCGGAAAGAAACGCCAGAAATTAGATTTTTGGATGGCGATAAACAAGGTGGTGAGAAATGAGCCTAATTGACTGCATTCTTTTGGTTTCCCTTTCATTTGTTTTTGTCGTCGCAGCAATAGCTACAGTTGTTTTTATAACAGAGGACTGTGAGCACTTATTAGCGCGAGGCGAAGGACAAGGCCATGATTAAGTGGCTAAATAATAAATGGAAGGTTTACGCCATCCAGCAGTTTTTAAATAACAAGCTGTCAGAGGACGAGGCTGTTGATCTTTGGAACGCGCTGGAGAAGGCTGCATCTTCTGAAGAAGTGGCGGTTATTGAAAAAGACACCACCCGACGTGAGCCCTATAAAGGCATCCCGGAGATGGAGTTTAAATTCCAGGTAATTAATACAGCCCGTGACTGTCAACGAGTTGACGATAAATACAAGACATACCTATGGGCATGGGTTGATGAGCACGGTAACTTTATAGAAACAAGCGCAATCGAAACAGACCTGCATACTGTTTTGCTGTGCAGAGAAAACAAAGGGAAACGTTATGAATAACAAGTGGAAAATTTTTGCTATCCAACAGTTTTTCAGCCACGACCCAACATCGGGCGAAGCTGTTGATTTATGGGATGCACTAGATCGAGCCCTATCTGCAGCAGAGGTGATGGCTATTGAAGAAAACACAATCCGCTGGGAGTTTTATGAAGGTGTCTTTACGCCGGAGTTTAGAAGTCTGGTGGTTGATACGGCTCGTATCTGCCAGCAGCTTGAAAATGAGTCCACGCCGTATCTCTGGGCGTGGATAAATGAAAAAAATGAGCTTATAGAAGTAAGCGCATTTGAGACAACCAGGCATAACGTGCCGTTGTTTAGGCGAAACGGAGCAAATCATGAACCATATTAAAGTGATGAAAGAAGCTTTACAGGCACTCAAATGATCACGCTATCAAAAACAGAGAAAATTCTTGCTGTTGTGCCAACTTATGCAAGTGGGCCTGGGTGGTCAAACCGCCTTGCCTCGGTATATATCGGGGACTTTGCTACAAGTAAATTCCGTGTTGAGTATTTGCAACCAGAAGAGCAAAGTAAAGGCCTCCATACGTTATTTGATATTGGTGCTGCGGCACATGACGCGCTAATTAGCGCTGTTGAAACAAGGGTGAAAAAATGATCAAACCACCACCACTACCAACGCCAACCATTGTTGATGGACGCAGCTTGTACACGTCTGGTGATATGCGCGAGTACGCAAAAAAATACGTTCAAGCAACCATGGTCGCCATTGATGTTATTGGTTCGTCCGACATCAATCAAAGTGCAAGCGGGCAGGCTGAAAAGCCCGATGTTGTCAGCGAACTTTTTAAATGTTTCGGGATGAAAAAATGAGATTCAAGCCAGCTTTTTTAGACAAACCAACCGTCGCTGAATATGTCAGCTTGAGCGTTGGCACGCTTGAGCGTATGGTGCAAAAAGGGGCTTTCCCGGGGCCTCGCAAGATCAGTGATCAACGTGTGGGCTGGTTGGTGTCCGAGGTAGATGATTGGGCAGCAAGTAGGCCACGGTCATCAGGGCTTCCTGTTGCCAACTGCGCTCGCAATCAGTGACTCCAGCTTGCCAGACCAAAGCGCAAGCCAATGGCGGCGTTCGGTGTCGTACTTGTTGAGGTTATACACGCCCTGCACACCTGGCTGGACGTGGCCGAGTATGGATTCTGCAACGTCTGTTGGACACCCCAATTGCGATAGCATGGTGCGCCCTGTGCGCCTGAGATCATGCGGCGACCAGTGGGTAACAGTCATGCGCTCGCGGATATGATCAGGCCGCGCTCTGCTGTAGGGCTGCATGTAATGCACCTTGCTTTGCATGTAAGTCTGTTTTTGGTGGCCTACGACACCAGCACGCGAAACGCTTGGGAACAGCCAGCCATCTTGCAAGCGTAGGCGCTGTACAACCCGCAACGCTGCCCCGACAAGTGGAACTCTCAGGTCAAAGGCTTTGACCCTGTTTGCGCCTTTTGTTAGCGCTTTTGGTACAGTCCACCACACCCCGTCTGCCTCGTCTGTAATGTGCTGGCTGCGCATTTGCACAATCTCTGCGCCCCTGGTACAAGTCCACAACTGGATTGTTAAAAAGTCTTGTACCTGCTGGCTGAAGCGTGGCAGGTCGATGAGCAGCAAGGTGTGAATTTCAGACTCAGACAGCACCCGCTTGGTCGTGCCTTTACGCTGGCCATCACGCATTGCGCCTTTACTTCGGAGTTTGCCAGATAAGATTTGCCGCCACCAATTCGGTGCATCCTCACTCAGTCGGCCAGCGTCTAAGGCCAAATCCCAAGCCCCGCCCAGCTCGTTTCTTACTGATTTTGCCAACACAGGCCGATCTGATAGGCCACCAATCAGGTCGTAGGCGATGCGCCTGGTGATATCTGTAGCGGGCATGTTGGCAATAGACTGTGTGGCTTTTCGCAGCCTTGCAGCCACTGCGCCTGCGCCTACAGGCTCGCGGTTGACGTATAGATGCCCGGTTATGTAGTCCTCTATCGCTTGTGCTACGTTGTATATCTGCTCTTTGGCTTTGCGGGCGGCTTTGCGCTCAATCGCAGGGTCTGTGCCAAGTGATCTTGCATCTTTGATGTCTTGCCATTTTGCAACAGCAGCGGGAAGCGACAAAGCAGGCCATTGCCCGAGCTTGATTTGTCGCATTGACCCGGCGGCGTTGTATCTGTAAATCCAAGCATGGCCGGATGTGGACGCGACAAGACGTAGCCCTGGAAAATCATCAACGACAATGTGCTGCCCAGGCTGCAGCCTCTTTGCTGACCGCGCATCAAACCCCGCCATGACAACCCCCGCAAAAAACAACGCTAAAAGCTACGCCAAGGCGTGCAGTGTATTGCATTATCGCTGCGGTATGGTTGATTATAAAGTTACGCTATATTTCCCAGAAAACTACGCTCACCATTGAGGGATTGGTTGAAAATAGCTTGTTAAATCAATGACTTGGAAGTGATGAAAAAGCATGAACATTGTGATTCTTGAGCGCAGTATCCCCCAATGAAGAATTGGCAGTATTTTTAAAAGCTACGCTAAAACCTACGCCAATCATATTATTTTGGCCAGGCCTCAATCAAGGTTTTGGTGTCGCTGATGCATTGGTCAGCATCGCCTGCCACTTTTTGAAGAGTGCTGCTGCACTCAGCGAGTATGTCTCCGTGGGTGGAGACGACACGGTTGCAGGCATCAATGGAATCGCTGGCTGCTCGCATGGCGGCGGCGGTTGCGTTGCGCAGCCCGACAAGAGCAGCATCGCCATCGCGGCGCACGATAACCAGGGCGCGGCGGCGCTCCGCTGCAGCATTTTGTGCAGTGACGACTGCGCTTTGCTGCCGCTCCACAGTTGCTCTTGCAGCGCGTTGTAGTGAGATACGTTCATTGGCTTGCTCCAATTCCATTTGGTTAATCGTTGCTGTTTGTAGCCGCCAAGCCAGGCCAAAGCCAGCCAGGCCTGAGGCAATGGCCGACACCATAGCAATGACCAAGGTGGGGCTCATCATTGACCACCATCATGTGCGTCGCGCTGGATGTCAAACAACTCATTGGCCTCATCGAAAATGCGCTTGCAACTCTCGTCAATGCGACGTTTGGCTATCAGTAGCTCAAGTGTTTTGATCTGCTCAAGCTGCTCTTTAAGCGTGTGAGCCATGCGTTGACGTGCTTGTGGGGTGATTTTGCTGTTCATGCTACTCCTTCCAGGCAAAGTGTTTTTTCAGCGGCACGGCGCTTTGTCAATCCAGCTAGCGGTACAGCTACACCGAGGATGTGGGTCTTGTTCCAGCGCGGGAGCTGATTACAAGCCCCTTTGATGTCACCAGACTTGAGCATTCGCGCCGCTGTAGATTTAGCTGTGCTGCAGGCAATGTTTGATCCCAGGTTGTACGCCGCGTCTGAAAAGGCTGCAAGTACAGGGATTGGCAACCCGGGTTGACACTTATCAACGGTTTCGATGGCATGGAGCATGTCCTTATTAAGCAAAGCCTTGCACTCATCAAGCGTGTAGCTTTTGGTTTTATCAACACCACCGGTGTGTCCGTAGCACACGGTCAAGATACCAGGTGGGTCGTAATAATAGGTTTGGCGCAGTCCCTCTGCAGGGATAGCCAGCGCGGTAGCAATGGCCAGTGCTGATGCTTTACGCTGTGCGGGTGTCATAGCCCGTCCCGTGGTTGTACAAGCAGTCGTGCCCACACACCGCCCATAGCGGCCACCATGCTCAGGCTAGCAAATACGCTGCGCGGTAAGGTGTCAACAAATAGTGGCAAGATCACTTCGCAGCCAGACAACAGCCCAGCGGCAACAGCCCAACGCACCGACCACGACTTGCGCAGCAGGTGTTGCCAGTTGTCATGTAGGTTCATGCCCAGCCCCACAAATCAAGCCATTCGCACCATAGTTCAAGCATCAGACTGTTCATCTTTGGCCCCTCTCAATGATTCGATCTAACTTCGCGTCTAGCCGCTCATACTGAAATCTGATCAAGCTAACAGACGCTGACGTATCACTGGCCAACTGTGTATCGCGCTGGTGCAAAACAACATTGTCCGCCTGGATCAAGGCAATGTCTCGCTTTAAATCTGAGTACCCTGTAACCATCGTTATTGCGATGCCAATGACGCTGATGATGATGGTGACGTTGACCTCTTTTTTAAGATGCCAGCCACCAGGTTGTGGCTCTCGGCGTTCTTCTCCTGTGTATGGATTACTCATATTTTGCTTTCGTAAAGGTGTCGTTGCCACTCCCAAGCTTTCCGGCAATGGTCTGCCTGTCGGACTTTAAAAATCCAATTGATCACAGCCACCAGGACGTGGCCGCGTGTCTTGCCTGCCAGGTGCATATCCCACGCTGCCGCGCTGATGGTTTCGCCGGGCTTGGACTTGCCTAGCGTCAACACCCGCAGCACCCAAGCGTCAAAGGCTATCCAGTGATCAAGCGTGGTTGTCTCGCGCAAGATAATGGCTGTGGCGATGAGTAAGATCAAGTAGGTCATAGTGTTGCAGCATGTATAAACAGGGCATCAAGATCAGCGTCTGTCATGCCCAAAGCTGCGGCCATTTGTGGCACTAAGCCTGAACTGCGCTGTACTTCTTGAGCGTACTCCCACTCAATGGCCGCTGCTTCTTTTTGAGGGCTTGGCAAGGTAGCAATAGCCGCTCCAACGGTTGCCAGCAAACCCGCATCTAACAGGGCTAGGCGTGCTTGGCGCATGGTGACGGATTGGGGGATGCCGGGTAAAGGTAGCGTTGGTGTGCCATCGGTTACGGTGTATTCCTCCATGCGCTCAATGTCAAAGTCTGGTGGGGCTGTGACAAATTGCGCAGGGCCGGTGTAGTCGTCTGTCGCTGTACCTGCGATGCGGTTTTGCTGGATAATTAACTTCAAAGGAGTGCCCCCATGATTGAAATTGTTGAGTCAAAAACGGCGATTGGCTGTGTTGCGCAATCTCCAACATGCCCGTATGAAAAGATGCCGCCTGAGGCGCAAAAGGCCATATCGCAGTTCGTAAAAGAGGCTGTGTTTCGCACCTTGCTGCTTTTAAGAGGATGACCGGCGGCGCGCTTGGATTGGATGATGAGTTTCATTGGTACTCCTTAAACAAGGATGTAACGTACATTTTGAGTGGTGTTACCTACTAGAGACCATGTGCGCCTCATCAAACCATTAGCAGCCGATACTACGTTTGCATTATCGGTATTAGCAGATGGGTAAGCCCCACTATTACCGTAGGTTGTTGTACGCCCAATTGCAGCTGCGGCACTACCCAAGTTGTCCCCATTAGGAAGTCGAACACCGCCGGCGACATCGTTTGATGACAACCCTCTGCCCCATACTAAGGACAGGTCTTCTGAACCACCTGTAGTCCACACACGTAGCAGAATAATTTTTGTACCATTTGCGACGTATGTAAATGACGATGATGTTGCTGTTCCAGCTACAGAACCACTTGTCACTTTTCGTTGTACTTGCGTTGGTGTTGCCTGCAAAGCAGAAAGAGCTGTGTCGCTGTTATAAACAGCAAGACGAGCCGTTGCACTTGCAAATACTGCGTCCGTTGCTGTATTGCTAGCCCATACAGCACCCATCGCGGTTGAGGATGCGGCTACAGCAGTCATCGCGGTTGAGGATGCGGCTACAGCAGCCACGCTAGCGTAGTCGGTGTAACTTAAGCCTGTGCCAGCTAACATCCAAATACGTACAGCTTGATCATTAGCATCTACAGCAGTCATCGCGGTTGAGGATGCGGCTACAGCAGTCATCGCGGTTGAGGATGCGGCTACAGCAGTCATCGCGGTTGAGGATGCGGCTACAGCAGTCATCGCGGTTGAGGATGCGGCTACAGCAGTCATCGCGGTTGAGGATGCGATTACAGCAGTCATCGCGGTTGAGGATGCGGCTACAGCAGTCATCGCGGTTGAGGATGCGGCTACAGCAGTCATCGCGGTTGAGGATGCGGCTACCCTACGCGCTTGACCACGCATACCCAGCAGTACATTTAACTCAGCCAGCCGCCCAGGATCAGCGATTAAAAGGGCTTCTAATTGCGCGCCGGATGTCGTCCCGGCTTCTACGGCGTTTAGCATACGCATTGCTCTTACCATTGGCATGATGTTTTTCCTTTAAGATTTGATGACGGTGATAGGCCAAACCGTTCTAATGGCGGTGTTGGTGGTTGCTACGGCTGCGCTGGCGTTGGTGAGCATGATGGTTACGGTATTTGTGGCACTGACCCATGCGTGATAGCCCAAGCGACCTGTGTCGGCTGTAGTGTTGCCAAGCTGCGCTGGGGGGGTAGCAATTACCCTGTCACCTACAGCCGCGCCTGTAACCGTACCGGTAAAGCTGACACTTGAAATGCTGGCTACTGAAGTAATGCTGCAAGTGGCCGAGCCGGTGAGTACTTTGGTAGCAAAGCTGGTGGCAAAGCTGGTAGCAAAGCTGGTAGCAAAGCGCAGTGGTTCATCCTCGTCATCATCAGCCGTAGCTTGCCATTCTGGGGACTGCCACGCATCAACCAAGTCCCAATGCGCGGCTTCAAGTAGCCACACCCCGGATGCAGTTGCAAAGGCGGATTCGTCGTCATCGGGCTCGGTGCTACCCGCTTCCCAGACAAACAGGCCAAGTCCGTCAACAATGGCTTGTTCACCAGCAGCTGGGGTTTGGCTGCGTAGGGTGGCGCGGGAGTCGTAAGCCAAGGTTTGAACAGGTGGCAAAGTTACATTGCCCGTCATGCCGTTGACGCTGCTTACACCAGCAATGGAGCTGATGCCATCGCCCCAAGCAACACCGGTCCACACGCGCCATTTGCTGAGCGTGGTGTCGTAATAGGTTGACCCAGCAAGTAGCGCTTCACCCTGGTTGTCAAGCGTAGGTGCACTGGCTTTGTTGCCTAGGTTGAGCTTGCTGGCGGCTACCGCGCTGGCATCGGCGGCGATTACATCAAGCCCTGTTTGCACGCGGTCTAACCCAGTTTGCACGCGGTCGGCTGCGGTCGCAATGGCATCGGCGGCGGCCAATGCAACTTGATCAGCTGCTAATGCAACTTGATCAGCTGCTAATGCAACTTGATCAGCTGCCAAAGATACCTGTGCTGCACCATTGGTTGTCGCCAGCCCCGCCTGCGTTGTGGCGGTAGCCGCGCTGGTAGCCGCGTCATCAGCGTTGGATTTGACGTTTGCGCCAACAGCGGATACTTGCGTGCCAAAGCCAGGTAGTGCAACGCTCCAAGGGTAGGCCAAGGTGTTAAAGGTGCCACGGTTGTTTGGGTCAGGTGCGGCGGGTAGCGCATCGATAAGTGGGGGTGCTGCAGTTGCCATTTATGTCAAGCCTTTTACGGTGATAGTTAGATTTGCTACGCCAAAACTGTCGTAGGCCATTTGGGCGCTGCCGATGCCAAAGGTTGTTAGCCCAAGGTATCCAGGTACGTTGGTTGCTATCCATGCCACCGGCACGTCAAGCACGTCTTGCAGGCTTTGTAAAACAGCGTCTGCCTGGTCGCGTGGCATGCTGACAGTGCAACGCAGGTTTGTGGCGCTGTGGCGTTTGACAATGGTGGTAGTGCCGTCGTCATTGGTTTTGATGTAGCTGTAGGTAACTGGCTCTGCACTTGCGCCGTATTGCGTGCCACCCCAATCGCCGGAGCCGACCAGGCTGACGTAATCGCCGCAGACGATCATGCCAACGCCCACCGGCTCGCCCGTGGCGGCGCTGATTGTGAGAGTCAACTCAGCCTGTGGGCGGATTGGCAAATCGCTAAAAATGAGTTTTGAAATTGGTTTTGGTGTGCCGAATAAATACTCATACCAATTTAATGGCGCTTCGCTGAGTTGTCCTGATTGGCTAAAAATGACCGCGCCGCCTGGTGCATCTTTAAGGATGATGTTGTACTGTGTGCCAACTAGGCCATACAGGGCAAACGCGTTGAAATAACCGGGTGTTAACACGTAGGTCAGGCTGGTTACGGTGCTGGCTTTGGTGTTGGTGTAGATGTCAAATGGAGCCCATTTGTTGGTGGGGCGCATATCAACCCAGCGGGTGGTGTCAAGCTCTGGGCTGATGGTGCTTGCACCACCCACAGCGTCTTTGTAAACGCGGTGCGTGGCTATCACATGGCGTTCGTTGCCAACAGCGTAAGTAGTGCCAGATACCCACGCAGTTGTTGGGTCTTCGGCTAACGCCGTGCCGAATATGGCGCTGGTGATGGTGATCGGCTTGATGATGTTCATACGATCTGCACCAGGGTTGGGGCTTCGGGGTTGCCGTTGACGGCATCAGCGGTGCGGCGGTTGTGTGTGTTGCCGTCGTTGACGATGGCTTGCAGACGCTGCACTTCTTTGGTTAGGCCTTCAACCAGGCGTTCTAGTTTTTCGTTGTTTTTCTGGGAGCCTGCTGCTGGGTTGTAGGCTTTGGGGATGATAGCCTCGCCCTCATGGATGCGCGCCATCATGTCGCGGGGCACATAATTTGTGCCAACGTCAAATGCTGGTAGCTTGTTTTCAACCGCCCATGTGTTTGATGTGCCGGCCTGCCACCCCATGAGCGCATCTAATGATGCGGAGCTGATACCAGTTTTTACTGCAGCCGTATACACATCTGCAGCGCTGCCTGTTGCTAATGTGCTGTTGACAAAACTAATAGCGTCTGTTGCTAAAAATTTTGATCCGTCTTTGCCATAAATGGTTTGTTCAGCCCCATTATTTACGGCCAACGCACCGCCAGAACTAGCCCAAACTTGCACATCGCCTGCATTGGTTGCAACGGTTGACAAAGCATCTTTTGTTAGCGGATTGCCTGCAGTGGTTTTTAACCCCGCGATAGCATCAACAGAGCCAATAGCGCCAGCTTTCAGGGCGTCAAGAATGCTAAGTGCAATGCCCATTAGCGATTTGTTGAAGGCGTCTAATGCGGCTGCAACACTTAGCACAGAGGTATTGATGCCATTGGCTGCATCTAGTTGCTTTTGAGCCATTGCCAACGTGTCGTCAAGCCTGGTGAGTTGGTCTTTGGCTGTCTGAAGCTGCTTTTCTGCTGTAGTGAGTTGGCCGCCTGTCAGCTTTTGAAGTTTCCCAATTGTTCCAGCCAGCGCCAATTTGGCAAAGTCTGACTCGGCTTGACTGGCATACACAGTGCTGTCGTTTGTGGCCGCTTGCACAGCATCGCTTAAAGCTGCGCTTTCTGGTAGGTAGCCGGTAGCTTGTGCGTTGCTTAGGGCGTTGTCTATAAAGGCTCGACCTGCCGCTGCGATCTGCGTGCTTTCAACTTGGCTATAAAGTGTTCTGATGCCACCGCCAAGGATGTCAAAGACGCTTTTAATTTCATTGACCGCCTCTTGAGCCGCATCGGCCTGTGATTGGTATATTTTCCGCTGTGCATCAACAGCACGCTGTAATGCTGCCATGGCATTATTAGCAGCGTCTAGGTTAGCTTGCACTGCTGTTCTTAAATCTTCTTGTGCAAACACTTGACGCATAAGGGCGCGGGTGCTTTCGTCTGTAGCGTCACGCAGTGCTAGGCTGCGTTCGGTTTGTTTTCCAGAAAAAATATCAAGTTGGTCTTGGAATTTTTGGTTTGTGGCTGCAAGAGCTTCCGCTGCCTTTGCGACTTGAGCAAACTCGGGGCCAAGCGCCGTAAGTACGGCATAGGTGTTTCTACCCGCATCGGTACTGAGGTTGAGTGCGTCCCGGATTGCGTTAAATGACGCGATGCTGTCGGGCATAGCTACATTGACCAGAGCCAAGCCTTTAGCCACATTTTCTGCGGTCTTTTTAAGGCGATCCGCATCACTATAAAGAGCCGCGTAATACTCACTTTGTCGTGCTGCAAATGCGTCTGAGCCGCCAAAGGCCTCAATCAATTTGCTGGCTGCATCTGCGCCAATTAGCGATGACTCCAGTATGGCTTCGTTGAAGGTGTCAAGCCACTTGTTTACGCCGGATAGGCTACCGCTTAGTCGCTCCAGTGTTACGCTTGCGGTTTCTCCAATTTTTGCAAAATCTTTAATGCTTGGCGCGGCAGCGCTGGCCATGTCGTCTGCCATGCCTGTAAAGATGGTGGTGAGTTGCTCTTGGGTTGTCCCCGCAGCAATGTCAACGGCTTTGCTGTAGGCGCTGATTTTGTCGGTAGCCAAACCCAAAGTTGTGGCCATGCCTGTCATGCTGCCCTTAACCCCCGCAAAAGCAGATGACCATGCGTCGAGGGTAGCGGGGTCTATGGCGCTGATGTCAGTCCAATTTTTGTTGCCCCTAAAAAACCCGCCCTTTTTCTGGTAGTTAGCATAATTAGTGCCGGTAAAACCAGAGTCACTAAATGTGCCACGTATCCCGCTGGAGGTAAGCGTGGTCGGGCCGCGTCCGAAGGCGCGGTTAACCAAGCCGCCAACCACGCCAGCTATTGGGCCGACTCCAGGGATGGCACTGGCAAGCCCCGCAATGGTGTTTACCGCCCCGAGCTTGTAGCCACCGCTGATGGCTTTTGAGATGGAGTATCCAGCCAGGCCGTTGGCAAAAGAGCCCACAATAAGCCCAGCTGCTTGGGCACCACCAGCAGATGCAGCCGCCTTTGCCGCCGCCATGGATGAGGTTGCGGCCAAGCCACCAGCAAAACCGGCAACACTCGCATTGCCCGCAAACAATCCACCTTCGGCTACCAATTTTGCAACTTGAGCGGAGCTTTGTAGTGCAACATTAAGCCCGCCGCTTACCGCGTTAAACAGCGTGCCAAGATTGCTGGCAACACCTAACAGGTCACCAGCGCCACCGGAACCACCAGCAAAAGCAGCACCGGCCGCACCTACACCAACCGACCCGACTACGCCTTGCACAAATACCTTGAGCACTTGCGTCTTGAGGGTGTTTTTGATGGTGTCCCACAGCGACTGGAAAAAGCCTTTGCCGGATTCGAAGGCGCGCATCAGAGCGGATTCCCAGTACTTGCCGGATTCTTCGGCGGCGCGCTTTTGCTCTTTGAGCATGTCGTTGGCGGCATCCACACCGGCTTGCTTTTGTGCGCCGGATACTTTTGCTGTGGCCAGGTCACGCAATGCCTTTGCCTCTCGCTTCAGTCCGGCTATGATTTCTGGACTACGCATGACACCATCAGTAAGATTGGCTTGGCGGTCAAGCTCAGCCGCATTGGCAAGTATGGTGCTGGATTCAAGCTCCGCTAACGCTTCCTTGGTTAATCCAATGGCGGCATTGGATTTGAGTTGCTTGTCGAGTGCGTCCTGTACTGTTTTTGCTTGTTTGTCTTGCGCTTTGATGGCAGATTCACGCGCTTTGTTGGTTTCTTTAATGACATCGGCCTCAGCCTTCAGGCCGGCTGCCTCAGCCTTCAAGCCAGCGACCATGTAGGGTTGCTTGGCAATGATGGCTTCCAGGCCTTTGCGGTATTCGTCCAGGTTGCCGTCTTTGGCAAACTTGGCAGCAAGTAAGGCTTGCTGTTCGGCAAAGTTGGATGTAAGGCCGGTACTGACGGCCATCAGGTCGTTGTACAGCTTTAAGCCTTTTTCGGCTTCGCTGATCACCTTCGCCCCGGTGCTGACGGCTTTGTCTTTTTCGCCTAGCGACTTGACCAAGCCGTTGATGGTTGTTGCATAAGCGGCGGTGATCTCTTCGGATGGGTTTTGGATGCTGCTGTATTCGGCTTTTGCCTTTGCAATTTCGCGCTCCAACTTGACCTGGTTGGTGGCATATTTTTCAGCTTCCTTGAGTAAGGATATTTTTGCCGCATCTTGCTTGAGTGATTCTGCTTTTATCTCTGCTGTGCGTTTTGTCAATCGCTCTACTTCGACCAAGTTGGCTAATTCGGCCTGCATGTTTCTTAAGTCAGCGCCAAATAAACCTGGGTTATAGGCCAGGTTCTTTTGTGTGTCGGCAATGCGTTCACGCAGTAAATTTATTTTGTCAGTTGCAGTGTCTGCCCGGCCAACACCTAGCATGGCATCCCATGCGGACTTGGCTGACCCAACAATTCCACGCCACGCTTTTTCAACAAGTCCCAGGTTTTGCGTCAAGTCTGGTAGCCGGTCGTTCATTGCATCGCTGTAAGCGCGTTGGGCAAGTGCAGCAGCGCCCAGGTTGTCGCCCTGGTCTTTCAGAGCCTTGATCTGGTTGTAGATTTCGGCGGTGAGGTAGCGGGTGGATTCATTGAGTTTTTCGCTGGCAGAAACAGGGTCTTTTGCAAGGTCGGCAAACGCTTTTACAGTGTCCCCAACAGCAATGCCAGCCTCGCGCTGCAACTTGACAGCAAGCCCGGCAAACTGCGCCATGTTCTGGGTTGCAACTTTTCCAGACGCTGCAAGTTGTGCCACTGCGTCTGACGTTGCCCCTATGGTTGCCCCGGTGGTTTTGCTGGCAACCTGAGCCATTGATTTCAATTGGCCGGTAGTCGCACCAATTGCGTTGCCAGACATAACCAATGCCTTGTTGTAGGCATCAAGCTCTTGGCTTCCTTTGAAATAGGCAAAGCCAACCGTACCGGCGGCAGCAGCCAGCAATGTGAACGGATTGATCAGGCCTATGATGTAGCCAGAGAGCGCTTTGAACGCATTACCAACGCCGCCGAACACGTCCTTCAGTTGCCCGCCTTGTTGTAGCAGTACGGTGAGCGGCGCTTGCCCGCCTTGCAGCGAAACAATGATGTCGGTGAATTGTGCGGGGACTTGGCGAAGGGCGGCGGCTGTGCCTTTTGCCGTCAGCCCCATTTCATTAAAGCGTGGGTTGGTCTTGGCGATCTGCTGCTCAATAGCTTTTAGACCAGCAACTTGACGGTTTATTTCATCTTGCGGTATGCCAAAAATCTTACCGCGAATGGCTGCTCGTTCTGATGCAGTTTTACCAGTTGCCTCAAGCTCAAGCGCTGCACTCTTAACTGAGTTTTGGTAGGCTTTTAGATCGGCTGTTTCTTTTGCAACACGTTTTGCCTCATTAGCCGCCCATTGATTTTTCAGTTGCTCATAGTGAGCATTTTCTGCCTGTATGGCGCGAATAGCCTCTAGTTCAATGCGCTTCTTTTCTGCAACAAGTACAGCATTAACCTTGAACATGCGCTCGTCTTGCGCTTGCAATGCTGCTTTTGCCTCTTTCCCTGCTCGGATTGCTTCAAGCTCAATCCTTTTGTTTTCTGTAATTCTTTGCGCATTGAGCGCATTCCAGTGGTCGTTTTCAGCTTTTGCTTCAGCAATGGCTTTTTGCGATGCGAGAACACCGTCTAACTCGCTACGCGCCGCTTTTAACGCAGCAACTTGACCAGCCACATCGCCAAAAGATACGCCTTTTCTTTCAATTAGTTGTTGTGCTTTGCCAACTTCATCGTATGCCCTTGCCTGCGCAATAACGGCATCTGTTTGTCGGATTATGTTGTCTCTTAAAGACTTTACTTTACCGCTAACTTTTTCAATCTTTACTTCGTCACCGACCTTTGACATCGATGCGCCAGCGTTGTCAGCAGATACGGCAACGCCATCAACGGCTTTGGCAATGTCGTTAAGCGACTGCTTTGCTTGCCCGCCGTTAACAACAATTTCAATCTCTGCGCGCTCGTTTGCCATTATTTTTTCCGGTGTATTTCAGTCAATGCCGCTGATTCCATGATGCGAATATCTGACAACAAATCAATGGGCAAACATTGCTTGTCCATGTAGGTAAAAAGCACGTTGTAATCCAAACCTGATGGGCCGCTCATACCAATTCGCCATTGCGTTTGCATCATGCAAAACAGGTTGAAAACTTCGGTGTTTTCCTCCCACACATCCACCTCTTCTCCCTCGTAGTCAGCAAGCGTTAGTCCTGTGCCTGCAAGGGATTCTTCGGTGGGTTGCGATGCGTAAAGGGCAGTAGCGGCCTCAATCAGTTTTTTGTGCGGCCTTCTGTTACAGCGGTGCGGTATGTTTCCATGATGCTGTTTGAAACACCTGGGAATTCATCGCAAAGTTGTTGCAGGTTGGTCTTGTTCAATTCATCGTCAAGGTTCCACCCATCAAGCACTTGAATAAGGTAGTCGGCGTTGGTATCACGGGTTTTTTCCATGATCTCAGCAATGGCCACCTTTTCGTCGGTATCGGTTGGTTTAACACCAGCGTCCGCAAAGATGCCGTCAAGGAATGCACCAAATTCTGTGCGTGTGCGGTACTTGAACTCGCATTCAATCGAGCCTTTAGTGCCGTCAAGCATGTCCACAGTGATGACGCGTTTGAATGATTTTGGGGTTTTCCCAAGTGAGATTTTTGCCATTGTTTTTCCTTAGCAGGGTTACAAAATGCCCTTGCCCAGCCTGCCCGCCCTGCTAAGAGCGAAACAAGCCGGGTAGGTACTTCTTAGGATGCGTAGCGGGTGATCTTGCCGTTGCCGTTGATGGATACCGCGTTGGTCATGATCTGACCGTCTGTCATCTTGACGTTTTCGTTCAGCGATACACGCGATGGTGTCAAGATAACCGCGCCAGAGCGCAGCGTTTTCTTCAGCACGGTGTCAGTCTGCACTTCAGACAACAGCACCAGCGCGGCGTAGGCTGTGCCGCCAAACTCGTCTGCGTCAATCTCGAAAGACTCGGTGACCGCAGTGAAGCCGTCGTTGATTGAGTCCTCTACATCCGACTCAAGAAACTTGACCGTGATGTTCTTTGGCTCGCCGCCGCTGGAGGTTGGGTTGACGATCTTGTTGATCTGCTGGAATGTGGTTACTTTGCGCACCGTGCCGCCACCCGACCCTGACGGGAAGAAGTCGGTGTTGACGGTGTTGATGCCCTCGGCCATAAAAGAGTCGGCCAAAGAAGATTTGACGCGAACAACACGGCGGTTCAGCCGACCCCAGCCGCTGTACAGCTGAACAATGTCGCCTGTGGAAAAGCCGTGTGCGGTGCTTGATACGACCGCTTCGACTGCGTTGGAGATGCCGCTGACTGTCTTTGCGGCTGCAAAGGCGGTGGCAACGGAAAAAATAGTACCTGTAGGGACTGAGGCCATAATAATTTCCTTTAAATGAACGAATTGCCCGCAAAGGGCGTAA